GCTTAGATTGGAAATCTGTTAGAGTTGGCATTTCATTTTGGAAGATAGGTTTTCGCATTCTTGTGAAAAATGCTCCAACAAGCATGTGCGCACCTAATACTTCAGGATCTATATTCTTAATCTGCTGTTCATCCATCAATGTTTGAGCATTGAAATAAAAAGCACCAGCAGCCATTCTCCCAACAGACCGTCCTAAATCTTTACCAGCTTCAACCGCAAACTCAGACCATACTTTATCTATACCACCAGTTGTCTTAATCTCTTCTAATACTTTTATAGCTTCTTTCTTAGACAAATCACGCCAAGCATTGTTAGACGCTATAACTCCATACGATTTTTCTTTTAAATGATTGTTATTAGTAATTATTTTCAATATACCATTTAATGATTCTCTTGACATATCATTATAATTAGAGTTCTTATAGGTCTTTAAAATCCTTTTTATATCCTTAGTCGTCTTAACGATAGGGATTCTACCACCCCCAGGTAACATCTCCACAAATGGTAAGAATGCTGAGAACGTTAAGGCATGATAAAAGTTCCCTTTAAGGTCAAATTCCTCATTACCAGCCATTGCTTGGATACCATTAGCCATAGTATTGTACATACCAAAACTAACAGTCATCTCACCTGCGTGAGCTACGTATTTAGATATTTTACTAGAGCTTTCGAGATTTAAAGTCTTTCCTAGCGCTTTTTGAATCCACTGACCTACACTATTTATATGTTTACCATTCTTACCTAGATTTAATGTGATAGCTTCAGCCATTTCGTCCACAAGAGCCGCCTCTGCTTTAGGAAATGATGTTTGTATGGCCTTACCTACATTATTCTTTAACTGCCCCTGAACAGCCTTTATTGCCGCAGGAGAGAGAGAGTAGTTAGATAGCAACTTAGATGTAGCATCTGTTTTAAATTCTACTTCTAATGATTTTTTAAATACGTTAGCCGTAAAACCTGGTGTCTCTGCTGCAACTTTAGTAGCATCGCCTATAACACTACTGACGACTTTCTTTCCACCACCAGCTACAACCCTTGATGTGATTGCCCCAACTCCCTTAGAAACCCATTTCATAGGCTTTAGAAATCCAGCAGCAACACCTACGACTTCACCAATTTTACCAGCTGGAGTTAATTCTTCTACGCCTGCTAATTCTTTATATTTTTCGATGGGATCAATACCAGCTGATTGAAGACCTATCCCAGGTAATCCGAGAAGTGCCGTATCAAAATACTCCCATAAACCGATACCTAATCCTTCGTAAACATTCCTTGCAGCATCTTCTTTTGACATACTACTTCCAGCGTCACCAATATTCCCAACATTATTATTATATAAGGCTGCTATATCATTTACAGGAGCAGGATTTGCGGCATTTTCATATAAACTCCCACCTAAATTAACAGGGGGACTAGGTTTAGCTTGATTTTGAGTCTTAAGGAAACTTTCTATCTGAGAGTCCGTTGCAACAATTCCCTGTCGTTCTAAAACTTTTTTAAACTCTATGGTAAGATTGTCGGGCATTTAAACCCCTTTTATTAACATTTGATTTAATTTTTTAAATACATTTAGCATTTATAACTTCCTGTTTAAATACCGTAACGACTATACTTATTTCTTAGGTCTATTTTATTACCTATTTCTTTCGACAACATAAGAAGATTATCTTCATTGACTGGTATACCTCGTTTCTCAAGTAAGGCCTTATTAGATAGTTCTTGACTTTCGTTACTTGCGCTATCTATTTGCACTTGAATTGAATTAATGGTATCAGATAGTGATACTAAATCTTTATCCAAGGAAGATAATTCAGTTTCGTCTATTCCGTAGCCACGTCTACTTTGGTTTTTTAATATATTATATCTAAACTGCTTTGTAGATTGGTTTTTTTCTAAGTTATTCATACTAGTAGTAAGCTCATTAAGTACACTGTCGGACTCAGCTTTTTGTATTTCGTATACACCTCTAGTGTCAACAGGTTCAACTACACCAGGAACAACCTCACCACTGTCAGAGTCAATCTCTTTTTTATTAATATATTCAAGAAACTTTTTAGAATCGGCTAGTCCATTATCAATACTCTCTATTGCATTGACGACACTAGGTAATTGCTCGTATTCTAAAAAATTCATTGATTCAAGAACAGTATCCTTGCCCTCTTGTATTTCCAATCTATTTTTTCTAATTTTTGAAGAATTAGATAATACATTTTGAGTAGACTCCATTAAGTCACCCCATTCACGAGTAGAATTTAAAAGGACTCCACCACTCTCATCTTTACCAATCTGGAATAGACCCATATTTGTAAGGCCATTAATAAGGTTAAAATCGCTTGCCCCTAATTGCTCACCAGCAGCTAATGATAAAGAAGCTCTATTCGCTTTGTCAATTAAGTCAAGGACCATCTCTGGATTACCAGCTTGAGCTTGCAATAGAGACGTTGTTATTAAAGACGCATTTTGATCAGAGAAATTAAAGCCTTGTCCATCAGCCATAAATCCATCTTTATATGTCCCTTTCAATACTTTGCTGTAATTTTCGGCCCAGTCTATATCATCAGGATTATAAAAATCTAAAAATCTTGCACTGGCTTTAAATTCATTAGCTATTGACGCTGCTTGCACTTTATTCATTTTATCTGCATCTTGAACTTTCATAAGAGCAATTTGCATATTAGTTTGCTTTCCCTGTAAAGCAGATGCCTCTTCAAGCAAGGTCATTTTCCTGTCTTCTAGCTCAGACTTTTTAAACGCTAACATACCAGCATGGTCAGAAGCTTCCTTAGTCATATCGAGCTTTCTTTCGGCTAATTGTATTTTTAGATAGTTTAATTCGTCATTCTTTCTTTGCTGTTTAGCACTAGAGAGCCTGTCAAACATGTTGTTTACTGATTGTAATACTACTGTGTCTCCGACTGCCATAACCTATGCTCCTAATTCCGTAGCTTGCCTGGAATATAAATCTTTTTGTAAATTAACTTGTTTTAATTCGCTATTATATTTAGATAAAGACGCTTCGTAGTCTGATCCAATTTCAGCAAATGATTTTCTAAGTCCAATCTCTTGGGCTTCAATTGCCGTATTAATAGTATCTGTTGATTGAATCCTCACCTTCTCAATACCAGCGGATGTTTTTAAATTAGTCTGACCAGCTTTAGTCTCTAATGTATCCATTGCTTTAGTAAACGCTGTACCTAACTTCTCCGAGCCCATTTCAAACCCACCTAACGCAACATTCTCTTGTGCATTTTTTAATTCTGGAAGATTATCAATTAAGCTATTCAAATCTGATGCTTTTTCACCAAGCATCTTACTCTGATACCTAGAGGATACCCCTGCCTGTTTATTCTCTTTATGCTGGCCCCACATTTGGTTAGCTAAACCTAAAACAGCAGTACCAGCCATGATTGCCATAGCAAATTTCTCTTCTTTACCCGTCACTGGATTAATTGTTCCTGAGCCTATTGCATCAACAAGTTTTTCCCCTTTAATACCGTACCTACTCATTAAAGTTTTCTCTTCTTTATTGACGTGCCAGAGCTTGCCTTTACCAGGACCAGATAGAGAAGTCTTATACATCTCAGTGTCCCCATAACGACCATGCTTAGATAAATGATTTTCTGCTATTGAATTTTTCATTTTAATTTTTTAACTCCATAATCTTGAGTCCCTGCTTCTACCCAATTAACTTCATCTTCCCAAAAATCAACTTCCTTCTTCTTCCTTATATCTAAAGCTGATATTTGACCTGTTATATCTATATTTTCACCAGTATCTTCTATTAGTTTATCAACTTTAGAAGGGTTGTAGCTTGGGCCTGGGAACTTTGTTGTTGGGCCATTGCTAACAGATTTATAAAGATTCTCTCCCCCACCAACTAAACCTAACACTTCATCCCAACTTCTTCCTGCCTTAGCGTAGGGTAAGCCAGCAGATATTTGAGACGATGTAAGCTCTGAGCCTCCAATATCGTATTTGGCATCTTTAAATCCACTAAATACAGCCATTCTTTCGCCTACTTCTCCCCAAAAAGTCTGACCTTCACCTATCTTAGTTTTGCCTGTGAATAAATCCCATATTTTAGTTTCACCATAAGTCTGATCAACACTTTGGCCAGTCGCTTTACCGAAAGCAGTAGCTTTTTCAGTGTCTACGTTAGCTGAATGAGCCATACCAGCTATCTGCTGAGTAAGTTCTAGCCCCATACCAATCGTTGCGGTGTTGCGTTTAATTTTATTAATTTTCATTTGAGAAGACACTGTTCCTTCTTCTCCAAATTTCATTTCACCACTTATATCAGCTATATCAGCTAGGTTTTTATTGATTTTTGATTTAGCGGTGGATAGGCCTCCATACGCTGATAATAATCTACTTGCCATAATTTATCCAAGAAAGTTCATTCATAATTTAATACTTTTTTTAGCATAATTCAAATAATCAAAAATCAAGTGTTCCACTTTGTATTCTCAAAGCAGATGCTTTTACAGTGGCATCAGAAAGGTCTAAATTCGTCCAAAAGATACCATTAGAACTATTCCATGTTAAAGTAGGGGTAGGGGTAGTACCTCCATCTAAATCATTTACAACACTAACAACATTTAAAGTAGTCGGTGAAGAGCCGTAGCACCAATAAACTTGTAGATTAGGATTTGATGTTCCATAATGAAAATAAATAGTCACTTGCCACACAGTCCCCAAAGCGTTATCATCATCAGTAGCCGTTACTATTCTTAATGTTCCATCTGTACCATCATAAGGATCTGTATCTCCATAACCAGCATGGGAAACGTGACTAGCTCCTATATTAGTCCCATAAACAGTTGCAGACGCTTTATGAGTCATAGCTCTCATTAATTTATAAGTGTCTAATGCTTCAAATTTTGTATAAACACCACTCGCAGAAGCGTTTTCTATTGTTCCAACATCCATTACAATAGGAGCAGTTGCATCAGATCTAAATAAATTACTCACATCAAATGGTCCATGTATTTTTACTCTGCGAGGTGTTGTAGCTGTCGGAGTAATACTATTAGTCCCTCCCCCTATATCAACACTTTCAGTTGCTCTTATTTGAACACTAGACTTGTCTCCGTTCCCAGCATCTTCGCCTCTTATTAATACACCATCTTCACTTCTAATGTCTACGCCAATTCCCCCTCCTTTAGCCGATCTATTATCACACTCAATAAGTATACTATTTTGAGAAGAGCCTGTACTTTGAGAATCTGTCTTTAAATGTATTCCCCTGAACGCAGACGCATGATTATTGTCGTTGGAAAGTAATATTGTTTTAGCTGTTGCAGCTCCAGACGTTTCAATGGTCGTGTTCCCTATAGTTGTCAGATCGAAAGTATCACCAATACCCCAATCAACAGTTTTACTATTCCAGATACAAGATCTAATTACGTCTAACTGGTAATCTCTAGTAACATCTATGTCTAACTCTTGAGATGCTACAATATTTATATCATTTGCTCCAGTCGTAGTCAAAGTAATAGGATTAGAACCGCTAACTGCGAATGCCCCATCAGCTGTATTTACTGTTACCTGGTCTAATGTTGTAGCCCCATCCACGTCTAACGTGCCATCAATATCGGTATTATCTAAATTCGCAGTCCCATCAACATCAATATCTCCATCAACATCTAAATCATTAACATCAATAATGTCGTGACCGCTATGAGATTGGTTGCCTGTGAAACTAACTGTACCATCAGCTCTAATAAATTCATTGTCTCCAGCAGATGCGTTAATACGATCACCAATAGCCATCTCTAGCTTCTTATCCATTACAGGAGGAGTAGGAGTGCCATGCATCTTAGTACTGTATATTCGATTATTGTATCGAGTATATAAAACTAGCCCTGTCCCATGTATATATCTGTATTCAGACTCCCCTTCTGTGATTCCTTTTACAGTAGGCACACCTGATCTAATGCGAGCCATTACTTAACGCCTTTAATCCTATATATTATTGATATATCATTAATCTCAAAATCTGCTGCAATATTGTTGGAATCATCTCCACTTATTTTCAATCTAATGCTAGAGATATTATTAATAGAAGAGCTAGGTTTCAATTCTGCTTTTAACCAATCATTTGTACCAGGGCTGCTGCCATCAGCTCCTGAAAAATTTAAACATTTTGCAGCTGCACTTCCTCCTGTAGTAGACCCATCTGAAGAAATTAAATAAAAATTACTTGATGGAGCTATTCCATCTACTCCATATTCAACTTGCACATTCCTTCCATCACCTTTGTACGAAATATATACTTTATATATCTTCTTATTTACAGCAGGGTGACCGAAATCTATATCTTTTGTTTGGAAATCGACTTTCGATGAAACATAGGAAGTGTCGCTCCATTTTTTAGGAGTATTAGCATGAGCATGAACTAAGTCTCCATTCCAATCTGTTATAAAATTAGACTTTACTGAATCTGTAAATTTTGAAGCAGCACTATCTACCCAACTAGCGGTCACCATATCATATATATAACAAGAGCCATCTCCTGCTATTGATATATCGTCTACAATAATTACCTGACGCTTTTGTGGGAAATAACCTACCATTGGTGACTTTATAAACGAAGTCCATACAGACTTTTTTATTCTTCTAATACCATCTTTCTCAAGGAGATCCACAACTTGCTTACCATCATATATATAGCATCCATGTGAATTTGCCCAGGCGATTCCATAATCCGTCTTGCATATTGCAGCTGGGTTACTTACGCCTTTATGTTTATGAGTAGACTCAAGTACTTCTATCTGCCCAGCGACACTTATTATGTATAGAGTATTCTGTTTAAATTGTAGGATTTTATTAGCAAATTCAGCTAGTCCTGTAATTTCTTCACCGTCATTAACAGCAGCTTCTATTTTATTGTAAGATGCAAATGTATCAAATTCATTCACTACTGATTTATACATAGCATCGCTTTCTACTTTTATAGAACCCTTTCTCCTTGAGAATGCCTGGACATTGCCAACATAAGTAGTCCTATTAATAATAACAGCATGCTTGTACTTTAATTCTATTCTATATTCATCCTCAGCGTGCATAGGTAGCTTCTCAATAAGTACAGGAGTAGGAAATCTGTGACCTAAGTGGTATTTCCCAGGGTTCATTTGTGCGTAATTAGCCATTAGATTTCTATATATATCCTTTTTATTTTGTCAAGACCCATCGATCTATGTTTAGGCTTAACAAGCATTACTTCTTTTTCCCATAAATTACCATAAATATTATTGTACTTAATATACTTCCAATCTTCAAGTTTTTCGCTACTATAAACATACCTCTTAACTGCCATATCTCGATTTTCATACAATTCCTTACCAGACATTTCCATAACTTCTTGGATATACTGAGATATTTGAGTGTCAATAGGTCTGCCATCTTTTTCATTTTTGTTATGAAATAATTTCAATAATGATTCCCAGTCCTTATTATCGTTATTAGTATCATATACCGCAATATCATAATCCTTAAAACCAACTTCATTGCGAACATAGCTTCCTGTAAGATAGTATTTAAACCTATCTTTATATTTGTCTCTACAGTCACTCACTATTTTATTAACTACTTCCACTTCCGACATCTCCACCACCACGCTCTTGAGGCGATACAGTAACACCTGAATCTGAAATTACTTGTTCTCTTTCTGATCTCGCCATAATATTAAAATTTTCATCAAGTAACTCTACTATAAATTTATGAGTACCTGCAGCAGGGTTAATAACATCAAATGCTTTTGCTTGAGAAGACGTACTACTCAAATCTACCTCTAAATACAATGGGCTATTATCAAATCCACTTAGCCTTAAGGTCCCAACTCTACCTGCACCTTTTGATTCTTCTAAGTTTAAAGTAGCTGTACAAGTGTTACTCTCGGCTACTCCATCGTAAGATTCTGTATCTGATGGAGCGGCTAATGTAAGACTATCTGCTGTGCTTGTAGTTTTCCAAAAGCCTGTTAATGTATTCCCACCTCCAGAAGTTATATTAGCACCAGCATCAGAATTATACGTCTCCCATCCGTGTTCACCGCCTTCAAGTAAATCAAATTCTTTAAGCAAGAACCATTCATCTGACGTATATTGTTTAGTGTACAGCCTCAATCCAATAATTCTTTCATCTAACAATGGATGGCCATCACCCTCAACTATTGCAGTATCATCTATATCTGGGTGTGTAATATATAATTGAACATTTAATATTTCTTCATTAATCTGTAAAGGAGATGTTCCTACAGTAGATATAGGTCCCTCCTGACTTCCCTCGTATACAGGAGTTAGACCTATCCAATATGTGCCATTCCAAAAACCTACATCTTTTTTAGTAGTAGTAAACCAATATGCAACAAGTATTTTATTAATAACATTTATTTGAGCAGCTGCTGGTGAAGTGCTATCAGCATCATGCAAAGCAAGCGTTATACCTAATTCATCTAACGACCTTAAGTGCTGTATATTATTATACCATGTATTATTCTCATAAACTGGAACACCAATAGAAGTTTGAAATAATTTATTATTTAAATACCCATACCATTGATTCGTATTAATAATAAATATAGAAGCATTATCGTCGTGTTGAACATCTTTTGTACCAAACATCGATCTTGTAACTGTTAAAACATGAGTAGCTATTTCTGAAACAAACAATATTTCATCATCAATTTGAATATAATTCCCAACCTTAAAATCAGTTCCATCATCTACAGTTAATGCGGTAGCCGTCACGAGAAGATGGCTTGCCATATTTATATCAGAAGTAGAATCATACTTGTCAAATTCGCCAGTTGATATTCTAACTGCTCCATCTACAGAAAAGAAACAGGGTCTAGCTGAGCCTGAAGTTGTTTTGCCTTTAAATTGTATTGCAGCTTTATCAGTATCTTCCCATATATCAAGCCAGTTATCGGCATCAAGACTATATATAAAAACACTTGGACCGAAACTTCCTGTACCTACTGAATCATCATATAAAGAAAGATAACTGTCTCCATCTTCAGCTACAGTTGCGGCACCATCTGAAAAAGCATATCTAGCTTCAGCTCCTTGTCTATCGTGACTAAAAGTAAATAATCCACTACCACTTACCTGGACAGGGGTTATGCTACCATAGGCTTGACTAGGTATTATAGGGGCTGTAGTATGAGCAACATTACTCCCAGAAAGCCTTATCCTGCCAATCTCGTCTACCATTACATCTGTAGCGGATGTTACTTCTTTATCGTCAACATCCCTGGGATCAGAACTATTATTTACCCCACCATGAAATTGATGAATTTTTAATGATTGCTTAGGCACTCTTTAATCGCTCGCTTAATTCCTTAGCTCTATTAGGAGTCTGCTTAGCCCACCTTGAGTCTAAGGCCTCATTCCCTGCTAAGATATAGTCACCTGATTTAATATTGGCAATCATCTTCTTAAACTTACTAACTCCTGTGATGCCTAATTGATAACACATCTCTATAATAACTTCCTGGATAACTGAAGGTTGAGCATTAAGCCATTGAAACCTACTAAAACAGTCTAGTATTAGAATTGTCATTTTCTTTTCTAATATAATAGAGGATAGGTTCTCATCTAGTTTTAGATCTTTAATAGCAAAACCATATCCGATAGTTTCATACCCTAATGTATCTTTATAAACGCTTTCTCGGAAGCCTTCGTGATGCTTAACTGATTTTATGAGACGCTGGTAGTTCACTTAAAGCCCTTCTCTAACTGAATTAGGAACTTATCATCTAATTTAGTGTCTGTACTGGCTACATACTTCTCAGCCAGATCAAAGAACATTGCCTTTAAAAATGCCTCTGAAAGTAATACTTTAATTCCCTTCATTAGTAGTACTCGTGTAAACGGAATCCAACCCAAACCTACAACCGTTACAAGTGTTCCACCCACCATTGGCAGATAATCTTTAATTAAGTCCATCATTTTACTTTCTCCGATTTTTTATTGATTTTAAAGTTATGCACCCTGCCAGCATAACCGAGGTAAGGTTAACTTGGGAGTTTGAGAGATCGGCAAGGTGCATTATAATTCTTTGATCATTTCTTTTATTTCATGTAAGTCTTCCTGGATAAATGCAAATTTAACATCCACCACTGATTTATCGCTCTTCATTTCCAGCTTATTATAAATCTTAACCTGATCATGCTTGATATTATCAATGCTTGACCCCATCATCGTCCAGCTAGAGACTAAGCTTATCACCAAAACGGCAACCGTTACGATATTCCCCACACTCATTCTATTGTCTACTTGCATATTCATTCCCTTAGCCATTCCGTTTCGCTTTTTGTGTTGCGTTATAACATCTTGTACATTTACCAATCTTTTCGATTGTACGGTAAGAATCCGTACCTATTTCAAATATCTTCCGACATGATCTACAAACTTTACTCCACTTACTCATGGTCTGTCATCCGTTCTTTTTCCGTCCTTAGTCCGCCACTGCCATTTCTTGGTAACTTTGTCTTGAGAACGAGGCTTTTCAATCGCTCATTAGGAACGACCATTTTAACGTTCCAATCACCACCAGACTTCATGTAAAAAGTTGTACTGAATAAACCCACTCTTACAATCCTCGCTGGTTTTTCGTCTGCCCCGACATAAACGACATCATCTGAATTGTAATCATTACCAACAAAGACCATGAACGCTTCAACCGAGTTATGAATAACATCTTTAAATAAGACACTGACAAAGGCAATAACCAAAAACCATCCGTAATCCCCAATAAGTGTTTTTGCAAATTCTTCATTCACGAAATTACCCAGTTGATCCCGTAGGCTACCGTAACGATTATCATCACAACCACTAAGTATCCAGCGAGAAAATCTATATCTTCCCTATGCTTCATTTGTTCCATCTTTCAACTTAATAGTAATGTATTTAACAGGAATATCATAAGACGTTGATGTATTGCTCATAGCTTTCATAACATTACCCACCAAGCACACGCAGTGGCTATAAATACGTCCAAGAGAGAATCTTCTGCCCAACCCATCAATGACCCATAGGGTTTCCAATTTTCCACCTTCCATTCGATTAATTCCCATAAGAGAGCCATAAAGAATACAAGGGCAATATTATCTAATCCGACGAATCCGAACCAGAAGAATACTTTAGTTAAAAAGAGTCCACCGAGTAGATGCCAGAAACTCCAAACATTCAGCTTAGAGTTTATCCATGTGAAGTATGTGCTTATTTTCATATTTTTGCTAGTAATTCTGCTTTCGTATCTGAGTTACTATATTCTACGAATCGTGAATCTAAAAAAGATTGGATTTCCGCTTTAGTATTATCCATAGTAGGTAACTCAGCTCTATCAGTAACTACCCCATTTATTAACATCTGGTTAAGTTTATATTCACCGTGGTCATCGCTATGAACCTTAGCACACTCTTTTATGTATTCACCTTGAATGGTCGCCCAAGAATTAGAACGCTTTATAGCGTCTCCAGCTACTTCCAGAAAGTATTTATAACTAGATGGGTAGGTAATTGTCTCTACGGTTCCATCTTTATAAGTACGAGTACGGGTTGCACTCGGACTATTGTTAGCCCGAATGCGTATCTTATGACCCTGCGAACATTGCCGAAGTATCATTCTACCTCTGGTTCTATTACTTCAATCAACGCTTCACGAAGCATATTTACAAACGCTTCTTTACCTACTTCAAGCTGACTCATATTAAACTGCATACTATTC